GTGAACTCGCTCAGGAGGAAGTGCCAGTCGGCGTGAAGTCCCTCGATCTCCTGCACCGCGTCCGCCACCCAGTCCACGATCTTCTGCATGATCCCGGTCTGACCCGTCACGGACGTCGGGCCACTGGTGGCAATGCCGCAGTCCCTTCGCACTCGGTCACACAGTTGCAGGTAGTTGCTCACATCAGCCCCCAGGCAGCAGTTGTACTATCGCGTCGTACACGGCCTCGGGCTGGATGGAGGCCGCACACTCGGAAGCATGCGTCAGCTCGTCCCGCCTACAGTACTCGAATCCATAGTGTAGTCGGTGACATGGGTAGCAGTCAACGGAGCTTGTCAAGTTCACCGTGTTGACCCAATCCCGACTCAGGTTCTCCACGGTCGAGTGGGACAGCATCAGTACCTTACCCACCTTCTCCATGGCCACCGCGTTCAGTACCCCCGTCTCTGGGCCCACCACCACGTCCGCCTGCTGCGCGAAGGCTAGGGTCTCCCGGATGCTCCACTGCCCACTGCGACCCCATACCCTCGGCTCGTTCTTCCACCCGTCCTCCAGCAACTGACACAAATTGTCACCTACGAACACCACCTTGGCGTCCGTCTGTGTCATCAACGTGGCCACCACGTTGTCAGTCCACGGGTACATCTTGTGGATACTGGAGCCGGACAGAACCCACAGAATCACTGGCACTTCTCCCAGCTTCTTCCGCTGCTTCTCAACCCACTCCCGTTCCTCGCGGTTCGGGTAGAACTTCACTTGGTTCTGCCTCGGTACTCCCGCCAGATCGCAGGCGTAGTCGTTGTAGTTCCCACCGTTCTTGGCCCGCAAAATCTCCACCGGGAACTCCGACTCCGGCCTACCTGGGAGCACCAGGAACCTACCCTCCACAGACTCGCTCAGGTTCACCACCTTGCCGAACCGCTCACCCAATGCCCGCCAGTAGTCCGTCAACTGCTCATTCGGAACCTGGTCGGTATCCTGCAACCACCACCCGTCGATATTCGGATCGTTCCGCAGCACGTCCTTACCCTTCGGAGTGGTATTGACCCAGACCTTCCACCCCGACTGTTTCAATCCCGCAATCACAGAGGACGACTGCACCATGTCCCCGAATCCACCGTAGCGCACAACCAGCACCGTATTCGGATCGTACTGCCGCAAGTTCGTAACCCACTTCCCACCCTTCAGCTTCCGCAATACCGTCAGGCGCACGCTCTTCCGCACTTCATCCTCGACCTTCTCCCATCCACCAAGAGCCGTCAAGGTCTCCTTGAAGTCGTAGTCCACAGGCGTCACCAGGGAGAGATAGCCCCCTGTCTTGAGCACTCTCCACCACTCCTTCAACGCAGCACCAGGGTCATTCAACTCCTGCAACAGGTTCTCACTGAACACGTAGTCCATCGACTTCTCACGGAACACCCCCAGGTTCATGGCATCCATCGAGAAGGTGGCGCCATTCGGAGAACGACGAAGGTCGATACCAATCGCCTGGGGCCAGATGCGAACAGGACCGCACCCGATGTCCAACCCAAGACCGCGAGTGTAAGGAGCCAACAGGTATTTGATCATTCGATCTCCGAGTAAAAGTTACCCATGACACAACCTCGATCCTCAATCATCTTTAGTCCGAACCCCAACCTACGAGCGATGTGTCTGACTGAATCCTTACTGTGTAACATCACGTGCCCAACCCTTGGTTTAGCGTACCACCAGTCCTCCCCTCCAGGGATACTGTGCGACACATAATTGTCAGACAGCAGCGTACTAAACACAATCAAACCGTAAGGCTCAAGTAGTGCGCGTACACTATCGAATAACGCTATAGGGTCAGGATGATGCTCTACGACTTCAAACATACTTACGATGTTGTATGGTCCACCAACGCTGGACCCCGTATCGTAAAACGGATCATAACTCGAACTGTTCCATCCGTTATCGCGCATTAGGGCCGCTAGCGTCCCTTTACCTCCACCGTAGTCCAAATGCACGGCGCTAGATTTCAAATCGCCGAACACTTCCCCCATAAAGTGGACCATGTTCTGCGGGCGCGTCAGTTCAAAGTCAGGATCATGCAGCAGATATTCGTCGTTGTACACAAGTTCCCTATACTTTGACGCTGACCAGTTCAACATCTCTACGCACTGTAGAGCATGACAACCACAGCACTTATGATATGTGAACAATTCACTCCCCTCGACGTCCTTGTCAAAGGGTACTCTGAACCAAGGTCGCAAATGACCACCACATACTCTACAACGCATTACTACTCCATCAGGTACTTCACCTGAGCTCTTATCGCCTCAACCGAACGCCGATTGTCCAATCGCTGTCCATAACGGTTATACGCGAAGTTCAATAGATCCGCTTTAGTCGCCTTCTCCACGTCGAACCCGACGTCCGCTACGGTTGTCACGTCCGTCTTAACGACACCAGGGTTAATGATAACCTCCTTACCGTCCGCAGCGTAGTACTTACCATCCTGCTCAAACCTAGCCCCGTGGAAATGACCATAGATCCCTGAGTACGGCTTCGTTCTGTCCAGCATATCAGCCCCCAAGCCATCCAATACCGACCGTGATCGTGGTAGGGTGCATCGGGGTCGAATCAAACCCCTTCTCCAGAGAACCCTTCGACAGCCCACCCATCGAACCGCCCATGTGCGGCTCGCTGCGCGCCTTGTTCGTCTCCTTCATCTCCCGACCCTTAGGTTCAGGACTGTTCACGTTACCCATGACAAATACCTCCGAATCGTGGAAAGTAGGACGGGGGCACACGGCCCCCGTCCACCAGGGCCTACTTGCCCTTACCGCCCTTGTGCTTCTTACCGCAGCCCATGACTACTTCCCCTTCTTCAGAGATTCGGGAGCGGGCGGCTTCTTGTCCGTACCCATGTTCCCGGTGTTGCCCTTGCAGGCGTCAGCGATGGACTTCCGCTCCATCAGGCCCTTCTCGTCAATGGTAGCCATCATTCATCTCCTCAGGTGCGAACCGCGTCAGGGTCCACTTCAAACTCATAAGACACCACGGCCTTACCAACAGTGTCCGCGCCCGTCTTAACCTCAACAGCCTGCAAAGCAGTCACGTTGCTACCAATGGTCACAGACGAGGTGACACCAATCGCCTGGCGAGCCAGCGCCGCGCTGGCAACAGACGTAGTTCCGATGTAAACGTCAACCTTGTGATCGGTATCCGTCGCAGTTCCAGTGATACGGAAATGAACCGCGTTGAGCTTCATCTTCTGGAAGTGATGGAACTTACCGTAAACGGTAGTCGCAGCACCGCCAACTTCACCCACACAATGCTCTCGCCGAACATTGGCATTTGCGTCATCATAAGCCATCGTAATCTCTCCTCAAGTAAAGTGCGCGTCCTTGCGCGTTAAAGCCAATGTACTAGGCCGCCGAGTCCCACATCACGATCCGAGCCTGCGCGGCTGCGGTGTGGACGATTCCGAATCCCGCTTGTATTCACACGGAGTCGTTACTCCCGTGCCGTTGCTTGTAGATGTGCTCCCATCTGTGGCCATTTACGATCCGCCATGCGGTCATCTGACCGACTTTGAACCGTGCTGCCAGTTCGTGAGTTGACACCCCCTGCTCGTGCAGTTCGTGCATCTCTACAACCTGACTCTCCGTCAGTTTCGACTTCAGGTTCCTTTCACCACGAAGGTGACGGTCCTTGTTCTTCATGTCCTGAAGATTGTCAGCGCAAGTGCCCAGTTTCAGGTGGTTCGGGTTTACGCAGATCCTGTTGTCGCAGGTGTGCATAACGTACAAACCATCGGTTATCGGTCCATTATGCAGCAGGTACGAGAACCTGTGTGCGTAATTTCCGCAGTCCTTATTCTTGAACTGCCCGTAACCTTTACCCGCTTGAGATAACTTCCACTCCCAGCACTCGTCATCTTCACCCTTGTCGAAACCTTTCAAAAACCTCGCCACGTCTTTAGCACTCAACATCGTATTACCCTCTGTCGATTTAACCCGACGCAGATAATACACGCAACTGCTCACTTTTTCAAGTGAGGCTAGACTATATCTTCATCCGTAATAATACGGATGCCCCGCACTTCGGGTCACTTGACCCTACTCCGGCTTCCCGGATAGTCGTTGAACCTTCCCCTTTCGGGGCTTGGCTGCTGATTGCCCTCGTCTTTACGTTAGGGGTTCCCAGCAATTCACGGGGTTATCACTTGACTATTACTAGTCAAGGGGGCTACACTAAATCCGAACCCAAGTAATACCAAGCGATCCCTCTGCTCCGTCCGAAGTCCGTCGGGATGCGACCCCTAATTTCCTCAGGGATCGCAATAGCTTCCGCTACAGTATCCTCACCGAAGAACAGCACCGTATCGGACAATCCATTGCTCCACGCCGATCCTGCGGTAGAACCAACACCGACGGCGATGTTAGTCTGTTCGATAAATCGGACTCCCTCGTACCGACCAATCTCACCAGACATGATCATACCGAAACCACGGTCCACATACTGGTGAAGGCTCTCAAGGTTATTCTTGAGAGTCCGGTAGGTGGACGGACGGGCCAGGGCATAATAGTCATCACCGCTGAAGGCCGGGATATTCCGCTCCTTCATCAGGTCAACGATCAACTTCACATGCTCCTTCTGCAACGCGATGTTGTTGGTAACCACGCTAGTTCCATTAACAGCGGTCGTCAGGGCAGTAGTCGAGTTGCCTCCAGTTGGAGTCACCCGCAGTGGGGTAGCTGCAAACTGGGCCTGAGCTAGAGAATCAAACGCCTTCTTAGCGTCGTTCTTGAGCACCTTATGGATAACCTCCTTGACAGGATGCTCACTGAGGTCGTCCAACTTGGCAGTGTACGGCACACTATTCCCGGCCTCTGTAATCGTCATCGTTCCCTGAGTAATGGTAAAGTTAGTCTCAGGCATGGTGTCGGTCTCAACGAGAGTACCACCAGCCGTAGCGACGTCAGAGTAAACATTCCAATGGAACGTATC